CAGCATCACGTAAACAGTTGCGCTCTAGGTGTCGCGGCAAGGGGACCGCCCGGAGAGAAGGAGTTTCCCCATGGCAGCCGACCAACTCATATCAGCGATCCTTTCGTGGGCCTCGGAGAAGTCCCACCGTGGAGCACTCGCCCGCGCATTCCGAGACAACCTCGGGAACGATGCCCGACTGCAATCAAAGCGACTCGCGATGCTCGGTATCTACGCCGAGGAACAGGCGAAGCGAAAGAACGGCCTAGCGCTGGTCTGATCAATCAGCCCCGGATAGTCCATGCGACTGTCCGGGGCACTCTTATGTCCGCAACGCGGAGTGATCAGGGTCACAAAATGCGACGAGGAAAGGGGCTTTCGTCTCACCATGTGAGATTTTCCAGAAAGCCGCTTTTTCGATTCGGCAGCGCCACAGCGGGGAGGACGGCTGCGACCTGGGATGTTCCTAATCTCAATGTCGTGTTACACACTTTATAAAGTACGTAGAACATCTAAAGGAAAACGAGAGCCCGTAACAGCATCACGAGTTTGGGAACACCCCCTCGTAAACCCTTGCGCTCTAGTGGTGCACGAGGGTAGCGCCCCCTCGGCTGACAACCACCTAGAGCCGATGCGCGCCCTTTCCTGACTTGCCCCCGCACGGGTGTGCCATTTCGCGTTCGTGGTTGTCCGCGCTGTGGTCGCCCGTGTGGGGGCGACTTGCATTCTCAGACAACCACACGGAGTTTTCCCATGCCCTATTACGCCTGGACCGAGCACAGCGAAGACTGTGAGCACTGCGGAGAACGTCTCTCAGGCAAACAGGAGCGCTACTGCTCCCCTGCGTGCCGACAGGCCGTCTACCGGGCGCGTAAGGACCCCTCCGCGCTGCCCAAGCTAAAGCCCTGCGAATTGTGCGGCGAGGCTTTCCAGCCCAAGAACGCCCGGCAGCGCTGGTGCGACTACGCCGAGGAAGCCGAACGCGACTGCCAAAGCATGCAGGACGATTTGGAGGAAGCGGCCGAGTACGCAGCTGAAGAACGCCGCGAGGTACTGTGCGAGCACTGCGGCGAGTCTGCCGGTTGGACCGGCCAGGGGCGACCGCGCAAGTTCTGTTCAAACCGCTGTAAGACCGCCGAATACCGCGCCCGTAAGCGGGGTGCGGCGCATGTCTGATGGTGAGCTGTCCGGAAAGGCACTGCGCGTTGCCATTGAGGAACGCGACCGACTGCTAACCCAGTGGACTCGGAAATATCCTCGCGCGGCAAAGGACGTCGTTACCGCGCTGCGCAAGGTCCGTTTCTTCCGGGGCGACCCCGACGAATACGCGTGCGCCATGTGCGCAGAGCAGGCCATCGAATGGGTGCTCACGGATATAACCGAGGTTGAGGGCCCGGCGGTTCTCCCGTACAGCGACGACGTCCACGCATACGAGCCAATGTGCACGCCGCATGCAATACCCGCGTGTGAGGAGCGGCTAGGCGCGCTGAACGCGTGGCGCTATAGCGGCCCTACCACCTACTAGTCACTAGGAGGTGCCCACCATGGCAACCCCATTCCTTGCTGGAACCTCGGCGCTGTTGGCGATCGAGGATCACTTGCCCGTGCCCCGCAACCTCGCGGAAAGGAACACTGTCTTTCGTTCCCTGAACATAATTCGGGCGCTAATTCTCGGATATGAAACCCCCGAGTCGGCGGCCGTTACCGAATTGATGCAATCGGAAACCGACTAATGTCCAATTTGGGATATGCCTTTGCGCTCTAGAAACACATAGGGAACAGAGCTGCGCCTCGCGCACCATTCCCCCAATGCTCGGCGGACGGGAACCCGCCGATGGCAACAGCGCACCTCGGAGGGTTAGAACCGAGGGGTAATCCGGTCGTGCTCCGACGGATTACCAGCGCTGTTGCCTCCCAATTCTTCCGGTAGTCGTGCCGTAATGCGTCGCGCCTAACGCCCAGGGGGCGCGACGTTAAGCGCGGCTACCGGAACACCTTTTGCGCATGCTAGGCGGCAGCGCGCGGCGTCGAGGGTGCCTCTAGCACCTCCGCCCCATTGCTTGGCCCGTTTCGCAGACACACGCCGCCCTTGGTGTCTGCGGGACGGGCCATTTTCGTATCCAAAGGAATTGAATCGATGCCTATCCCGCCCACCGTGCCCAATCTTCGCGACCGGCTAGACGCCATTGTCGCCGCTGTTCTCGCCCGCATTGAGGCCGACGGCCCCGTGACGCCCGAGGGTGCCCCTCACGCCCTCCTAGGCCACCTTGCGTCCCTCGTCGACGCCGGTACGGCGCTACGGGATACCAAGGCTTCCCGTTGGGCGCTGAATGCCGCTCTAGAAACTCGGGCCACCCGATGACGCACGTTGAGAGCGCCATTGGCGCCATTCCTCGTGAACGCCGAATGCGCCTCGCCGCCGCCCTCGCCGCGTGTACTGACCCGCTATTGCAGGCGCTCGGGATGGACATTCTGGCGATCAGCGCGCGCGAGGATGCCGAATTTGCCGAGTTGGCCGAAGGCTTTGCCGCTGAGCGGCACGGAGAGATCAGAAAGCTTGAGGCGGAACTCCCTCCGCCTCCCGCTCCCGTAAAGGAGAACCGCTTTGAATAAGCGTGAAATGGTCGCCGATCTACGCGCTAAGCGCAGGGCCGAGCACGAGCACATGCGCGCGCTGGTCGATAAGGCCACAGCGGAAAAGCGCGGCCTAAATGCTGCCGAGTCCGCCGAATTCGACCGGCTAGAGGCCGACATTCGGGCTTTCGACGACCGCATCGAGGAACTCGGAATTCAGATTTCGGCCGACGACGCCGCCGCGCCTAAGGCAAGCCAGTACGCACCCCGCAGCAACGGAGACAAGATGATTGAGCGTCGCACCGACGTCATGCCCGGCACCTCCCGTATTCAGGTGACCCGAGCCGAGGAAATCTACCGGCCGGACGACAACAAGTCGTATTTCCGTGACCTCTACATGTCGCGCCATAAGGGCGACCGGGACGCTGCGGACCGGCTAGCGCGGAATAACAAGCTTCGGCTTGAAAGCCGCGCGATTTCGACCACGAATGGCGCCGGTGGCGAGTTCGTGCCGCCTCTGTGGATCGAGTCCGAGTTCATTAAGCTGGCCCGCCCTGGTCGCGTGACTGTCGACCTGACCAACGTTGCCCCCCTGCCCGCTGGCACCGACTCTATCAACCTACCCCGCGTTTCCGGCGGTACTTCCGTCGCTGTGCAGAGCACGCAGAACAGCGCGATTTCGCAGACCGACATGCAGACCACTAGCGTCAGCTCGCCGGTTACGACCGTGGCAGGTGGCCAGACTGTAAGTTTGCAGCTCATCGAGCAGAGCCCGCTGAATATCGATCAGGTGATCCTCGGCGATCTCGCTGCCGCCTATGGCGCCACTTTCGATTCGCTCATCCTCAACGGTTCCGGCACTTCCGGGCAGCCGACCGGCATTATGAACGTCGCCGGTATCAACGCCGTCGACTTCCCGACGCCGACCGGCACGCCGACTCAGGCGCAGATCGTAAGCGCGCTGTACAGCAAGCTTGCGAACGCGATTCAGCTTATTTCTACGAATCGCTTCCTCCCGCCGGACACCATCATCATGAGCCCGCGTCGCTGGGCTTGGCTCACGGCGACTTCCGACGCCTCGAACCGTCCGCTTGTGGTGCCTCACGCTAACGGCGCCTTCAATGCGGTTGGCGTTTCCGGTGCTGTGGCCGCAGAGGGTTACGTGGGCAGCCTGCTCGGTCTTCCCGTGTACGTCGACCCGCAGATTCCGACCAACCTTGCGCTAGACGCGGGTACGGGTGAGGACGCGATTATCGTCGCGCGTATGGCCGATCTCTGGACCTATGAGTCTCACATCAGGGCGGAAGCTTTCGAGCAGACGTACGCGTCGAACATGAGCGTCTTTGTCCGGCTGTACAACTACGTCGGATTCATCGGCAACCGCTACCCGAAGTCGATTTCGGTCGTGACCGGTTCCGGTCTTACCGCGCCGACGTTCTAACAAGAGTGGCCACCACCTACTAGTGACTAGTAGGTGGTGGCCGCCCTGGTTACCGCGACCGTGGTTACTGGTGGGCATGGTCGTCTGCGAAGCATTCCCGCCCCGCTGTGGTGGTTGGCAATACGGCGTACATAGGGCGCTAGGTGTTGACCTCACAGCGGGGCATTCGTTGGCCCGTGCGCGCCGGTCTGCCGGTGGTTGGCACAGCGGGAATGTGCTGGGGAATTACTCCTCGGCTCGCCGCTTGTGGTGTCGGGGCCGCGCATTTCCGCTGTGTGGTCGTCGTGCTCTGTGCCTTTGGTCTGCACAGCGAATGCCTCGCCGAGGTTCTTCCCTCACGGCGCAGCGCAGCGAAAGCCCGAGCGGCCTTACCCGTGGCTAATGGCCCTTTCATCGCGCGCTGTGCGTTCCCTACCTCGCATTATCACAGAGTGTAGCTACCAAATAGGACATTATGTGCAGTAGGGGGGCGTACTGAATCTCTGTCCGGAATGTCCGAATGGACCCAAGCCCAGGGCAGGGACACATGACTGCGAAATTATGGGGTGGGGGGTGTCGAG